TCTCAATTGTGCTGCTTCTTTACTTAATCGATCTGCATCGCTTCGATATTTTTTAGCTAAGTCTTCGTCATTTAATGTCAACTGATCTATTAATGGATCAGTATTATTTGATTTTGGACTAATATCTTTAGCAGTTGCTATCTCTTTCACTTCGATATCGGGATTAGGAGCATTTGGTTGTAGAGCTAAATCTTGTACACTGACACCTCTTTGCTCTGCGATTAACTGATTCAACTCAGATAATAAAATATTCACAGAAGAATTAGGAGTCATTTCTACAACATTTGTTGGAACTTTAGTTAGTAATCCTTTTACATGCAAAGATGGCAGCATTGTGCTGCCGTCTGAAAATACAGCCCTTGCTAAAACTTCACTGAGTTCACTATTTCCTTGAGCAGCGTTTGATTCAACGAGATTAATTAATGAGTCGTGATAACTATCAGTTAACGATTCGGTCATCACAACTAAACAACTAAAGGCATCGCCGGGTAGTGTTCTAAAAACGACAATACATTTTCTACCATTATCTTTAATTCTGCCTATATGTTTGATATCAGCCATATTAGGCTCCTTTTGGCTGCTGTTTAGCTACAGAATCTAGAAAATTACTTAACTTTGTATAAGTTTGTCCAACAATAGTCATTTCTGCTGGCTTAAATGCTCCTCTTGAACTTGCTACATCGATAATAGTCTTCATAGCATTTAAATCAGCTATGTTAAGCTCTGCTGCTTCTGTTGGTGCTACAGCATCAGCTGGTGGTGCCGGTGGTACTGTGGTTTCTGCTAAATTTTTATTTTCGTCAGTCATACTTACTCCTTAGTATAAAAGTATATGTTTAATTATCTTTATTTTATAAAAGGACACGCAATTTTGAAGAAACTTACTTCTTTCTCTTGCTCGAACCCGATTTTCAAAACATACGTGATAGTATTATCTATGATATCAATAGACTGCCCTATATAGTATCTACCATTTAGATTAGCATAGATCCATTTATCTATACTTTTATAACTTAACGGACTATATTTAGGCACTATAATGTAGTGAAAATGATGCGCTGGGAAATTACATCTTCTTAATCCCAGCGCATTCAAAGGATTTACCTTTCCGTTTTTAAGTGCCATTATTTCTTAAATTCGTAATACGCATGAGTTCCAAATGGTGGAACAATTGTGTCGTTACCATGAATGATAAACACAGTATCACAGTAGTCTGGATCTCCCCAGCTGTCCCAGGGATAACCATCGGTAAACATAATCAGTTTTTTAGGATTGATATCATGTTCCTTCATATATTCCCAATTACACATAAAGTCAGTGCCGCCGCCGCCCATTAATTCATAGCCCATAATGTCGTCGTTATATCCGTCAAAATCGGCTTCATTATAGACTTTGGTATCAAAACACCATAATTTAATCTTATAGTCCTTGTATTCTTCCATGATACCTTTGACTTCACTGATAAAGTCTTTACCCATTTCGTCACTGATACTACCTGACATATCAATAGAACAGCAAATGTCAATAGTTTCTTCAAATTGTGTGCCAGGCAAAATAGCACTCATATGCCAAGCTTTACGACTAGGACGCATAAAAGTATAATCGTTCTTAATTACACTTTGAATTTGTTGACGCAGAATTTCACGCCAATTCATTTTAGGCTCAGTTAAATCCTTAATCATACGTGCTATACTAGCAGGGGTATTTCCTGCTCCTGCTGCCTGTGCTGCTTGGATAGTTGCTTCTTTGATCTCGTCTCGAATCTGTTTTAGTTCTTCTTTAGAATAAACTGGACGATTACCTTTGCCTTCTTTCTCCCAGTCGATATGCTCATCGAGTAATTGGCCAAGTGCTGCTAATTGTTCCTCGTCGTATTTCTCAAAAATTTCGTCGTAGATTTGTTCAGTACCTTTACCGTAATGCTGAGTATCGTGAAAGATTTTAATATCTGGAGGCACTTCGCCAATACGGTCACGAATTAATTGACCGTTTACACTATAGTCAGCAGCCGCATTCCAAATGAATCGATCTCGACCTTCTACACGCATCATATGATCGAATACATTATGAAGAATTTCGTGTGCTACTACAAATTCTACTTGTTTATTTGTGAGTTTTTCGAAAAACTCTCGATTATAATATAAGTTACGGCCATCGGTAGCCGCAGTAGGACACCAATCACTACCGTCCATAATTTTAAGACGAGTGGCCATGTTACCAAAAAATGGATGACGTAGTAGTAATCCTACTCGTGCTACGACAATTTTATCAACTACAGGATCTAAATAGCTCATTTTTGCTCCGTTATTTACTGTACTTATACATTATAACAGGGCCCGCAGGCCCTGTCAATCGAATAATAATCAATTTCGATCTGTAGCAGCTGCAATATACTTGCCGTATTTTGCGTGAAACTGATCGAAACATTCGATTTCGTCTGGATCTAGCGGCAGCTGATACTGTGTAAGTGCTAATTTAGTACCCATAACAACTAACTCAGTTTCGAAATTATTCATAATAAAGTTAAAGAAATTGTTAACTTTATCATTCCATTTCTTGTCTTGCTTATCGCAAGCATCTTTGAGTTCGTAGCACAAGCTAACAGTCAGTGAATACATAGCTGAAATCTCTTTAGATTCCATTTTAGTAACTTTGCCTGACAAGATATCTTCGGGTTTGGGCATCTTGCTAGCAATTTTACGGTGTGCCATAAACTTAACGGCTAACCCTTCTCCGACAGCACCTGAGATAAGATCAGTCAATGTACCTTCATCTTCGTCGTCATCGAATAACAATTCGGAAACAAATGCCCAACTACGGGGTGTAGCAAAAGCACGGCTACCACTCTTAGGATCAAAGTCATACAAATCTTTCTTACTAAAAGAAAGGAAACCTAGTACATCTTTATGAATACGATTATCAGTAGCCCAACCAAAATAATCATCCCATTCTACTTTCATCTCTAAGTGAACAAAACGATTAGCCAAAGGCGCAGGCATACGATAAGTAACACCCTTGTCGCTTTCACGATTACCTGCGGCAACGATTAGTACGTTATCTGGCAAGTAGTAAGTGCCAACACGGCGATTAAGAACTAACTGATATGCTGCTGCCTGTACAGCAGGAGCTGCACTGTTCATCTCGTCCATAAACAAAATGATTTTTTTGTGTTTTTTTGCCATGTCAGCATCTGGCAGTTCAATAGGAGGTGCCCACGACATTTTTCCATTATCGCTATCAAAATATGGAATACCTTTGATGTCAGTAGGTTCCCAAAGACTCAAACGAATATCAATAACATGAGCGTCAAGATCTTCACCCATCTGCTTAATGATATCTGATTTACCAATACCTGGAGGACCCCAAATAAAGATAGGACGTCCGATACCTTTATTAGCTTTAAATGCTCGCTGTACAGCTTTCTTGGCAGCTTTCGGACCAACTTGACGACTAATTACTTCACTCATGATTACCTTTCGTTGTTAAAAAATAAAAAGAATTCTTTCTGTATTTTCGTATTACAGTAAAGTGATTATACTGTAGAAACTATACATTGTCAAAGACTTTTTTGATTTATTCTTCAATTTGGTTATCTTTAAGTTGTTTATTCATAGCCTTTACTAGTCCATATCGACGTATATCGTCAGAAAACATATAAAGTTCAAAACTTTTCTTTTCTGAAAAAACAGTTATTGCTGAATTAGTAAGAAAGTATGGGCAGTCCATATTTCTGTCGAAAAAGATAATAACCTGTGGACTCAAATCAATTGGATCTGTAAAAGGTACAGTATAACTTTTAATTTCTAGCTCGTTCGAAAGAAATTCGAATCCTTCTTCACTTAATCTGAGCCCGCCTTCTGTTTTTGATCTATGACTTTGCCACCATTTATATAAATGTAATTTTACATTAGCGGAATCGGTACTATGGTCTTTTTGAGTTAAAAATATTTTAGTATAGGATTCTTTAGAAATCATGGGGAACAACGGTTCCGGTGGTTAGTTTATATACTTCGAAATCAGTACAGTTAAACATCTGGTTAAGTTTTTTGGCTAAGTTGTAAGCATGACCTGGATTACTAAAGCTTACTTTTTTATACTTTGGACCAGGATAACTTGTTAGACTATTAGCACTTTTAAGATTAAACGGCTCGCCGTTATAAAACACTGCCCAAATAGCTTCTGCTTCTAAAATTTGTTCGCTTTTATAATTTTTCTTATTAATGTACTCTAATAGCACTTTTGGTTTAGGCCTACTCATATACGTCTCCAAATATACGTATATATTTATCTGCTTTTATTTAAAGCCACCACCATCCATTTGGATATTAACACTTTCTCCTGTATTTTGTAAGACTCTTTGTAATAAAACGTCATAATTTTCTAATAGTCGAGCATTTACATCTGCTACACAATACATTAGTATTTTGGCAGTCTTAATATCCAATTTTATTTCTTTTTGTTGAGATAATTCTGCTGCCTTTACTTGTTGAATGAAACTTTGTATAGGTTGTGTATTAATTGGATTTTGCATTGGACAGTGCCTGTTTCATTTCTAGTTCTGTTTTAAATGGTCCTCTGTGCTCGTATCTTTCGATAGTAATTAATTTAGGACAAAAACTCTTTACCCATCCTTTATCAAATTTAATTGTATAGTAGCCGGCACAGTACAGACTTTTACTTGCTAAACTTTTAGTAAATAACGGTAATTTTTTTTGAACATTAAACAATGGATTAAATGGATAACAGCTAGTAGGGAATCCATATACTTCTCTTACCTCAGTATGACTAATCTGAGTTTTAATTTTAGTTTCAAAAAAATCTTTACCAAAAACTTTTGTTAAATCATCCTTACGATTAAAATATTTTTCTCCGCCTTTGGAACTTAACATAAATTTATTGTTTTCTTTTTTATGAAGAGTTCCAATTTTTTCTCCGTCTTCTTCGACAATCCAAAACTTTCCATCGACAATCGGTTTAGCTTTTATGTTCATGTGTATATCTCGCTTGAAAGGGTTCTGCATAACTTTGTATATTATCTATAATTTTTTTCATATCATAAAGTTGGCAGAATTTTAACAGCCTGATTCCAACTTGACTAATGTCTTTAGGTTCGTTTGTTTGTGTACGTATTGTTTCTAATATAATCTCTTTGATGTTATCCGGTTGATAACTTAAATCGATTAGTCGACGATTTCGTTCATAATCATCTAATACTCTATGTTCTTTCTTTTCATGATCGACCCATTTTTGCAGCATGAGATTGTTCCACGAATATCCTTTGCTTTTACGATCTTGAAACGCTTCAGTGAGGCCTACTTTATTTTTTGTACCTTTAGTGCGAACTCCAGGAAAAGCAGAGAATACGTTATCACTTGTGTCGCCTCTCATACACTTTTCAAAAAGTATCCATTCTGGATCTGGTGCCGAAACCTCTGCTTTAGTTTTTTTATCTATTACCCGTTTACCTTTTTTATCGAAAATTCCGTCATACGTGGTTGTAGTTTCGGCCACTCCGTTATATTGACTAACATTGGGAGCAATTAGTTGATGAAAGTCGCTGTCAGTACTGATAATTATATGATTATCATCAGGATGACTTTGAATAAATCCTGCTATAAGGTCGTCGGCTTCTAGTTGTGAATTTTGTAATACTGTACAGTTAGTTTTCTCTATAATAAAATTTTTAAACTGATCAAATGTTTCCCAAAATAATTTATCTTCTTCTTGTTCTTTAACAGTCATGGCAGCACGACTTTCTGCTCGATTAGCTTTATAAGGAGCATAAAAGTCCTTGCGCCATGATCGACCTTCGAGGCAGAATACAACATGGTTACCTTTAAAATCTTGCCATGCTTTTTTAATACTGTTAAAGGTTATATGTAGAGCCATACCAAGTTTTATATCGGCATCGCCTCTTACTACATGTCTTGATCTAAAAAATGTGTTAGCAGTATCTACTAAAATATAATTCATGAAACTTCTGAACGGCCTTTCTCGATAGGAATGACGTTAATATAACCAGCACCACGTGTAATATCTTGTCCTTCCTCTGCCAAGATATTACGTGCTAAATCGCGGAACCAACGATCTACAATTTCTTCTTCTGGATCACCATCAAATCCGTACCCAGCTTGCTTCAATTGTACTACAAAATACTCGTTCCAGTCAAGTTCAAAAAAGCCATTTCTAATATTATCTGGGTTAACTTTAGTATCCAAAACAGTTACCCATGGTTCTTTAAGTTCCGTAGCACGATCTTTTGGTGTAAGTTTAGCCAATCGTTCTTGCTCTTTAGCATCTTCTGCTTCTTCTTGTGCTCGTACAGTTTCAGCAACAGCTTTGTCTCTTGCTGCTTGTAGTATTTCTTTTTCTTCTTCTAGTTTATCAAAACCTAGTAATTTTTTTATAATTTTTTTCATCAAGTTCCCCAAGCGTTTTTAAATAACGGAACTTGCAATCTATCACTATATCTAAGACCATGTTTCATCGCCAGTTCTGCTACTCGACGATTATTTAGTGTGTACACACTTTCTACACCGCCCACTGGCATTAGATATACGTGTCCAGAAAATCCTTCTTTTTTGTACAAATTAATAACTTCTAAAGCTTCGTCTACATCGTCGTTAGTAGCTACAACAAATTTTAAATAGGTATGTCCTAAATCTTCGTATTCCCTTACAATATCTGGTCGAATAGCATCCTCTCTACTTTCGCCACTAACACTTAATTTAGGACTTACACTAAATGTTAAGTTATGATAACCGTGTTTGTGAGTCCACTTATATAGATAGAGTTTAAATTCTTTAGTTAACTCTTGAGTTCCATTTGTTTCAAATGTAATATCTTCTAATTTTTTTAGTTTTTCATGACTTAATAAGTCTGGATAACTACGTTGCCAGCCTAGTAAAGGCTCGCCGCCGGTAATAACTAAGTGTACACCTCGCCATTTATTGTCAGGAAGTATTTCTACTATTCTATCAGCAATAGCATCTACTGTTAATACCGGACTTAGATCCTTGAATCGAGGATCCCAAGAGGCATAGCTGTCACAGCCAGTTTCTACAATAGGAAGTTCTTCATATTTGTTGTATAAATGTACTACTTCCGCAATATCATCGTTGGCAGTGCTACGTTCACCACGTGGCATACCGAACCCAGCACAAGTAAAATTACAACCAAATGTACGTAAGAAAATAGAAGGCACACCCATGAAGCGTCCTTCTCCTTGTATGCTATAGAATAGTTCTGCTATTTTTATTTTACTCATTGTTTTAGTACCTCTAGTGTAGCGATTTTTGCGATTCGTTCACCAAAATCATCGTCCTTGCCAATAATATACATTTGTGTATGGCTGCGATCACTTTTTCGATCATGATATCTAAATTCTACAATTTTTCCACCGATAGCATTATAAATTGTAAAATTGAGAACAGGATCGCTATGAATAGAACGAGATTCGATAGTACTAATGCCAATCCCTATCGATACATCTTTTTCTAATCTTTCACTATTCCACGCTTCTATTGACCATTGTTTAAATTTTTTCTTAAACCATTTAATCATTTTTCATACTCGCTATAAATTCACTGACTCGTCGTTCAGCTTCTTGTTTATCAACAGCCATTAATGTTACAGTTAATACATTATTTTTGTCAAGTTTAACATCATAAGGCATTTTACCATTTAAAATAAAGTCATCTTCCATTGTACGTTTAACTTTGAATTCTTTTAGATTACGCATTCTAAAAAGCACATCATCGACGTCTGTGTTCATTAGCTGTCTCTTTCCATTTTAGTTATTTCAGTAACTATAGCTATTACTTCTTCTAAATTTTGACAAAGTATTTTGGCAGATTTCCATTCACCGTCGTGATCCTTACCAGAAATTTCTATCATATAACCGTTATCGTACATATTAATAGTAAAACTATCTGTTACTTTTGTCAGTTTGTCGCTTACATTCATTTTATTTCTCCTTAATTATCTTGGCGCAAAGTCTTGTTGTAGTTTGATGTTATCAAAGAATTCTTTTTTAGTGCCTTGATCGTCTTTAAACGCACCTTTTAACACTGTAGTCTGTGTAAGACTGCTATGTGCCATAATACCTCTGTTTTCACAGCAGCCATGCGTGGCTTGAATATATACTCCTACATCTTTAGCATCAGTAGCCTTGCCAATCTCTCTTGCGATATCATTAGCTAGTTCTTCTTGTAGTGTACCGCGACGGGCACACCACTGAGCAAT